CCCGCGAGACTTTGTTAAAAGTTCGATTGAGTCGGTTGGTATTGGATGCTTGGAAGAATGCCTATCGAATAGCGGATATAGGTTGTCCTAGTGTACTCCGTAGAGCCTATACAGCGCGACCAATGCAAAGAGTACGTCCTAGACATTCATTATGCTAGGCGCTGGCCTAGTGTGAGTTATGCTTACGGCTTGTTCTTGGACGGTATCCTTTGTGGGGTTGTTACATATGGGACGCCACCGAGCGCACCACTTCGGCGCGGCATAGCAGGAGACACCTTCAAAGGGGACGTATTAGAGCTAAACAGGCTATGCTTGCGCCACAATAGACCGAATGAAGCTAGTTTGTTAGTCGGGCGTAGTTTAAGACTGTTACCAAAGAACAAGATAGTGGTTAGCTTTGCAGATATTAGCCAGCACCATGTCGGCTTAGTGTACCAAGCGACTAATTTCCTGTATTGTGGGCTCAGTGCTAAACGTACAGATTGGAAAGTGAAAGGAAAAGAACACTTACATGGGCAAACAATAGCTGATGAATTCAGAGGCACAGAGAACAGAGCGCAGGCTATGCGAGATAAATACGGTGATGCTTTCTATTTAGCGCCTAGACCTAGAAAGCATAGGTATATATTCATCACGGGCAGTAAGAGCTATAAAAAGAAAGTTAGGAAGGTTCTTAAGTACAAAATAGAGGAGTATCCTAAGCCCTTTAAAGCCCCTCTATAGCCTAGGCAGTACCCTAGCACCTAAAGAGAGCTAAAACGCCTTTAAGGGGCCTTGTATGGCCTCTGAGGGACTATGCAGAACTACGGAGACTATTATGAGTATATTTAGATGTGAACAATGCGACGAATACAGAGACGCTGATTATAGTGGTTGCTTTGAAGGCTCTAAGCCAACTGAGCTGATCTGCGAAGATTGCAGAGATAACTTAGCAGAGCCAGAGACGACCTACGCAACCCATGCAGACCTTGACAACTACTTAGAGAAGCTATCTGACGATCCTGTGATTATGGACGTTCTAAAGAGGCTTGGGAAACAATGAGACTAAGCAACGTAGCACTCTATCAAGCCTTGACAGGCGGTAGAGCTTTTAGTAGAATTGATAATTCTAAGACATATTGGAGAAACTAAGATGACATTTAATGAAGAAGACTTAGCAGAGCTATTAGAGACCACTGTGGCGAAGTTTAGAGCATGGACACACGCTTTTATGCCCGATTATGAGATTGTAGACGTTAGTGGTGATATACAACTAGGCATCTACACTGATGGTGATGAAGGCGTGTTAGTAGTTAAGAATCACTCAGAGATGTTTGAGTATGAAGGCTTTGCAGTGTCTTTGAAGGAGGGTTGCAACTACTGCGACGTTGCTGCTGACGATTTTATGTCTATGTTAGATGCCCTTTATAGAGGAGATTCTTAACAATGCTACACAATTCTAAACAGAAAGAACTGCAAAGCCTGGTTGCACGTTACTTAAGACTAGGTTATAATAGAGAAGAAGCAGTATTTAAGGCTAATTATGCCTATTCAATGAGACTATAGGAGCTACACAGATGAAAGCAATCAACAGAGCTATGGACAGATTCATAGGCTACTTAGGCGAGGCAGACGCAGCAGCCTGGGATGGCGAAGCAGACAGCCTAGACCTACACCACCAGCACCAGCTAAAGGAGCTTATTGTAGGTGAATTAGACTACACAGACCTTATAGACCTATTCACAGCCGACTTAGACACTGATGCTTGGAAGGAATTTATAGATTCACTTCTGCTGAATACGGCAGAGATTAAACAGGCTGCGGAGTTGTTTGCTCCAGCCTTTGATTATGACTTAGGAGACTGAACAATGAACTACCTAGCAGACTACCTCGAAACTGAACACGGCCTCTGGCGTGACCCCTCAGACTTAATAGAGTCTAAGCACCTAGAGATCCTGGAGATACTACTTAGAGCTGATAGTGCTTTAGTTGAAGAGCTATTTAGCTATGTAGACTCTAAGTTGTCTCTAAGAAGTAATTTACATACAATACTTAAACAGCGTTATGAAGAGGCTGTTAATGACTTTGCTATTGAATAGTCTAGAGGTCTTTAACGAACTATAGAGTTTATTATAGCATATTTTTGTGTAAATAAATATAACCTTAACAAAACGTAACAGTACGGAGAAACGTATGAAGCTACTAGATATTTTTATAACCATAGGAGCCTGCTTAGGGGTTACATACCTGCTAGGAAGCTGTATAGTGGTGCTTATGTGGCTACTTAGTATATAACCTGGAGAAAACGATGACAGACTATAAAGAAATGCACGTAGAATGCCCAGACTGCGGCAGCTCTGACGGCTTAACAGTTTATGCAGACGGAGGAGGCTTTTGCTTTGCTCAGTGTAATGCAGACGGGAAAGGCTATAAACCAGCAGCGAAGGCAGAGGCTATAGAGGCTGTAAAGACTAAGGAGACACCTATAGTAAGACAGTTAAGCTCAGACGCATCTATGTTTCCTTCAAAGCCTAACTACGTCCCAATTCCAGAGAGAGGTATAACAAGCGCTACAGCAAGGAAGTATAGCGCCTTAGCCAGTGCTAACAAGATTATGTTCGGTTACACAGCCCCAGAAGGAGCTGAAGTAGTGGCTGCTAAGATTAGAAAGGATGGTAAGGCTTTTCAGACCTGCGGAGAGTGGAAGAGTGTTGGCTTATACGGTCAGAGCCTATTTAGTGCTGGCGGTAAGTTTGTGACGCTGGTGGAGGGAGAATATGACGCCTTAGCAGCCTTTCAAATGACTGGCTCGCTCTATCCTGTAGTAAGCATAAAGAACGGAGCAGGGAGCGCTATGAAGGACTGTCAAGCTCAGTTTAAATGGCTGAACAGCTTTGATAATGTAGTTATTTCCTTTGACATGGACGAACCAGGCCAGGCAGCCGCTAAAGACGTTGCAGCCTTGTTCGCTGGTAAGTCTAAGGTGATGAAGATGGCACACAAAGACGCCTGTGACTATCTAAAGGCTGGAGAGGCTAAGAAGTTCACTAAAGACTGGTGGGCTGCAGAGTCTTATACGCCTGATGACATTATACCGTCTAGTGCGCTCTATGATGAGGTGATGGAAGAGCTACAGATGCCCTTCTGTTCATACCCTTGGGACAGTCTCAATCTTATGCTGTACGGTCTACGCTTTGGAGAGATTGTCACAGTTATGGCAGGAAGCGGAGTTGGTAAGTCTACAGTGGTCAAAGAAGTGCTACGCGAGGTCTACGAAGGTACTGACACTAAGTTAGGCGTACTAAGCCTCGAGGAGACTGCTGGCGTAGCGGCTATGAAGATGATGAGCTTGTCTAGCTCTAAGCCGTTTCACTTGCCGACAGTGGCACAGATGAAGACAATCTTAAAAGACCCTAGCAGAGTGTCGGACAAGCCCTTCCTAGAGGACGTTACAGCAGAGCAACGCTTAGCAGACAAGGAAGAAGCCTTTGCAGACGTACTAGCTGCTGACCGCTTCATGTTTCTACAGCACGAAGGAGCAATCACTATGGACAGTGTACTGGCGCAGATGCGTTACTTAGCTAAGGCACAGGACTGCAAAGTAATACTGCTAGACCACATCAGTATCCTGGTGGGCTTAGTAGGCAACGGTAAGACTAACGAGAGGGAAGCTATCGACAATGTGATGCACAGTCTGAGGAGTTTGGTGGAAGAGACAGGGATATGTTTAATTAACATAAGTCACCTACGCAAACCTAGTGATGGCTCAGGCCATGAAGAGGGCAGACGAGTTCAGCTTAGTGAAGCTAGAGGCTCAGGCAGCATTGCACAGCTCTCGGACATTGCTATAGGACTTGAGGCTAATCGACAGAGTGATGACGTAGAAGTGAAGAATCAGACAGTGGTACGGGTGCTGAAGAATCGCTTCAGTGGTGAAACAGGGGTCGCTGGAATCTTGCAATACGACAAAGGATCTGGTAGACTATCGGAAGTTAAAGAGGAGGCACTATGAACAATAGAAAAGCTAAACAGATACGTTACTTAGTTAAGAAAGGCTTTGCCGACACTAGCACAGCAACTGCCTATCTTCAGAACAAGCACACTGGACAAATAGTGCTGGAGCCTGGTTGCTTCAGAGCTATTTATCAGCGAGTTAAGAAGACTATGAAGAAAGGAGCTAAATCGTGAGATGTAAAGCCTGCAACGTCGCCTTGAGCGACCAAGAGAGCACACGTAAGTACATAGACTCTGAAGAGTACACAGACCTATGCAACACTTGCTATTATGCTATAGATAATGAAGAGCTAGACCTGCCTTTAGAGGTTTATATAGATGACTAAGCTAATCCTCGACATAGAAACCACCACAGACCACAACACTATCTGGTTGTGCTGCTGTGAAGACCTTGAGCTAGAGAGGCGGTGGAGTTTTGTGGAGCCTGAAGGACTGCAGCAGCTCATTGACAGTTACGACACTATCATAGGCCACAACATCATAGGTTTTGACGCGCCTGTGCTGTCTAAAGTGTGGGACATTACCGTTGCAACAGAGAAGCTAGAGGACACTATGATTCTCAGTCGCTTGTACAACCCAGAGCTAAAGCATTCATTAGCTGTCTGGGGGCAGACGCTGGGCTTTCCTAAAGGAGACTTCACAGACTACGACGGCGGTTTGTGTGCAGAAATGGTGCAGTATTGTGAACAGGACGTAACAATTACTAAGAAGCTATATAAGCACCTTGATAGGCTACTATGCTCTGAGGGCTTCTCAGAGGCCTGTAGAGAGCTTGAGCACTCTATAGCTGTAGTGACCCATCAACAAGAGCTTAACGGCTTTAGAATGGACACACAGGCGGCTACAGAGCTATATATGGAACTGACTAGCCGTATGGAGCAGATTAAGGCAATCCTCCAGACTAAGTTTCTCCCTATAGTGACTGAGAGATGGTCAGAGAAGACCGGAAAGCGTCTAAAGGACGGTGTAGAGGTCTTCAACATGGGGTCTAGGCCACAGATAGCTAAGAGACTGCAGAGCCTGGGAGCTAACTTTACTAAGAAGACCGAGAAAGGAACTATAGTGATTGACGAAGGTACTCTGCTGGCTGTTAAGCTGCCAGAGGCTACGTTATGCTCTGAATATCTAATGCTACAGAAGCGAGAAGGTCTGCTCAATGGCTGGTTTAAGCATCAGCAGGAGGACGGTAGGATACGTGGTAGAGTTATAACCAACGGAGCTGTAACAGGGCGCATGACACATCACAGTCCTAATATGGCTCAGATACCAGCGACTAAAGCGCCTTATGGTAAACAATGTCGCTCCTGCTTTACAATTGAGCAAGGTAACGTCTTAGTAGGTATTGATGCTAGTGGCTTAGAGCTACGTATGCTTGCTCATTATATGAGAGACGAAGGATACACTAAAGAGATCTTAGAGGGCGACGTACACACTGCTAATATGAAAGCGGCTGGTCTGAGTGATAGAGACCAAGCAAAGACATTTATCTACGCCTTTCTCTATGGCGCTGGCCCAGCTAAGATAGGCTCTATCATTGGCAAAGGCTACAAACATGGTAAGACTATGACAGATAAGTTCCTACAAAACACCCCAGCTATTGAGCGCCTGAAGGACAAAGTGGAACGACACAGCGCTAATGGTCTGCTGCCTGGTTTAGACGGTAGAGTGTTAAGAGTGAGAAGCCAACACGCTGCATTGAATACGCTGCTGCAGAGCGCTGGAGCTATTGTAATGAAGAAAGCTCTGGTAATCTTAGTAGAAATGCTGTACAATAATAACATAGACTATAAATTAGTAGCCAACGTCCACGATGAATGGCAGATAGAGACTCCACAGCACTTTGGAGACGCTGTAGGAGCCTGTGGAGTAATGGCGATTAAACAAGCTGGTGTCGAGTTAGGACTGAGATGTCCTCTAGGTGCTGAATATAAGATAGGATTAAACTGGTCGGAGACTCACTAACGGAAAAAGGAGGCAAAGAATAACTTGTACACACTAGATAGGTGTGGTATAATACTATATAGATAACGAAAAACTAATTAACTTAACTAGAACGGAGCATCATTATGTCAAACCAACCCATCATACTAAACGCTACAGCGTACTGGGCTAACTTAACAACTAAGAACACACTGTCTGGGAAGTACCAGATAGACTTAGGAAACTTATCAGACGCTGCTGTGGAGAAGCTCAAAAGCGTAGGTATTAACGTGAAGACCAAGCCAGAAATGGATAAGTTTATCACTTCTAAAAGCGAGAACGAGATACGGTACTACGACAGCTCTGGAGAGAACATCACAGGCGTTTTAGTCGGCAACGGCTCTAAAGTTAAAGTGGTAGGAACTCCTTACGATTGGGTAAGTCCTACCGGATCTAAAGGACGTAGCTTTAGCCTTGCTAAGCTGATCGTTACAGACTTAGTGGCCTACGAGGGTAACGGTGTAGTCGATGCAGACATTGACTTGGACGAAGCTCTTTAGCTCATGAGGCTCTTAATTGACGCTGATATGTCTTGCTACGCTGTAGCGTTTTCTTGCAAGGAAGAGCCTTTAGAGGTGGCCTGCAAGACGCTATCGAGCATGATAGGAGACATCATAGCTGATCTGACAACAGTAGAGGACACAACATGGACGTTGTTTCTCTCTGGAGCTTCTGCAGACAACTTTAGGCATGCTGTAGCCGTTACAGCTCCCTACAAAGGCAATAGACCGTCTGAAAAGCCTGTTCATCTACAAGGGTTACGAGACTACTTATTAAAGGAATGGGACGCTCAGTTGTCCGTCTGCCAGGAAGCTGATGACGATATAGCCACAGCTGCTGAAGGAGACGAGACAGCTGTTATAGTGTCACAGGACAAAGACTTTGACCAGTGTGTCGGCTGGCGTTACAATCCGAGACATAAGAAGCTCTATGAAGTGACGGAAGAGTCTGGGAAGCTGTGGTTCTATCGTCAATTCTTAATAGGAGACGGTATAGACAACATCAAAGGAGCTGACGGCATAGGCTTAGTTAAGTCGCTGAAGCTCTTGGAAGACTTAACAGAGACGCAGATGTGGGACGTAGTGGTTTATGAACTAGGACGCGACAGAGCGCTAGAGAATGGACAGCTATTACACCTACGTAGATATGAAGGAGAAACTTGGCAGCCTCCACAATGAAGCGCTCAATACCTATGAAGGGAGCCGATGAATACGACGCCTTAACAGGTGCTAGAAAGTGGTATAGCTGGAAGCCAGGGACGCTGAAGCAGATTAAGAAGCGGTTTAATAAGCGAGAGCGTAAGAACGGTAAAGAACTAATTAGAACAGAGGAGAACTAACATGACTTCACTAGACCTATTCAGCCCCTATTACTACAGCCCTACGAAGTGGGGAATCGCTGTAGCCCGAGTCACACTACCGTTCCTGAAGCACGACAGAGCGCTGCTGGAGATTGAGAACGTCAACGGCTTCGTCTATGTCTGCATTGGGTACGTTGTAGTCTGTGGTGGTAGCTAGTGGTACACTATCAGCTATGAAGCCTGCAAAGACCCGCAACAGCAATCAATGGACTGAGGCCCGATACAGAGGGTTCATACGTAGCAGTCTTAGAGGAGCTTGGATGCGTTGGGGGCCGAACCAGGCTACTAAGAAGAACGCCAGAGTAGCTAGAGGACGTTACACCTGTGCAGGACATGAGAGAGATCCGCACGTTGTAGGCAACTCTATTAAGGTCGATGGTGTTAGGAAGAACAATATATTCACAGATCATATAGAGCCTGTAGGAAGCCATGAGAATTGGGACAAAACAGTGGAGAGAATGTTCTGCGAGCTAGATAATCTACAATTACTGTGTAAGGAATGTCACGACCTAAAGACCGGACAGGAACGCGCAGCGATTAAACAAGCTAAGGAGACTACATAAATGCTAGATATATGGTTTCAAACACGCAGAGGCTTCGGCGCTGACCTACAAGTAGTAAACTATCTACCGGTTAATATGCCTATAAAGATTAACGCAGAAGAGGAAGACGACATTATAGAGGCGTATGGTGTCTTTATCTTGAGTGGCTATGTTATACGTCTACCGTTCTTTCAAGTTTATATAGGAGAACTTACATGAAACATCTAATCATTCCAGACACACAAGTGAAAGAAGGCGTCTCTACAGACCACCTACGCTATGCAGGTCTCTATGCTGCCGAGAAGAAGCCAGAGGTAATAGTTCACATAGGCGACCATTGGGATCTTCCCAGCCTCTCTGCCTATGACGTAGGTAAGAAGTCTGCAGAGGGGCGACGCTACTCTAAAGACATCGAAGCAGGCAACGCAGGTATGGACGCTTTTATGGCTCCTATTAAGGCTGAGCAGAAGCGACAGCGCCGTAACAAGAAGACTGTATGGAAACCTCGTATGGTGTTCTGCATAGGCAACCACGAATATCGTATTGTCAGAGCCTGTGAAGAAGACGCTAAGTACGATGGCATCATTAGCTATGACGACTTTAACCTGGACAGTTATGGCTGGGAAGTTAAACCGTTCTTAGAAGTGACTGTCATTGACGGTGTAGCCTATTCACACTACTTCACCTCTGGTGTAATGGGCAGACCTGTATCTAGCGCTAGAGCTATGGTGACTAAGAAGATGATGAGCTGTGTAATGGGACACGTTCAAGACAGGGACATAGCCTACGCACGACGAGGCGACGGAACTTCTGTAACAGGACTGTTCGCAGGAATCTTCTACCCACACGATGAAGACTACTTAAACCCACAGACCAATGCAAGCTGGAGAGGACTGTGGATGTTGCATGAGGTGGTTGATGGGGCTTTTGATGAACTGCCTGTAAGCCTGAGCTATCTAACTAAGAAATACAAAGGACTATAATGTGTTAACATTCTACGAAGTATGCGAGAAACTAACGCGCCTCGACGAACTAACTTTACTAGAAACTCTAGAGATCAACTCAGACGACATAGTGAATAAGTTTGAGGAACGTATAAGCGATAGACTGGAAGAGCTGTCAGATGACTTTGAAGCTGACGACGCTGAATTGAACGGAACAGGAGAAACTAATGAGCAATGATGGAAGAACTACAGCGTCTCTAGAGGCGCTAAACAGGCAACAAGGTGGTAACCACTACAAAGACATGGCTATACAGCCTGTGGAGTTCATTACAGCTAATGGCATAGACTACAGAGAAGCTAATGTTATTAAATATGTGTGCCGTCATAAGGCTAAGAATGGCAGAGAAGATCTAGAGAAGGCTATGCACTATCTAGAGATGCTGCTAGAAAGCTATGACAACAACACTCCTCGCTATATAAAACAAGGACTCTAACTTGGATAACTACTCAGCATACATACATAAGAGCCGTTACGCTCGCTACCTACCTGAAGAAAGCCGTAGAGAGACATGGGAAGAGACTGTAGATCGTTACATCAACTTCTTCAGCGACAAGTTAGACAAGAAAACAGCTGCAGAGCTACGTAGCTCCATCATAGCCATGAAAGTTATGCCTAGTATGCGTAGCTTAATGACAGCAGGCAAGGCTCTTGAGCGTGACAACGTAGCAGGCTTCAATTGCTCTTACATTCCTATAGACAATCAACGTAGCTTTGATGAGCTTATGTATATATTGCTCTGTGGCACAGGCGTAGGTTTTTCTGTAGAGCGTCAATACGTAGGTAAGCTGCCAGAGGTCGCTGAAGACATGTTTCAGACTGACACCACCATACACGTTGCAGACAGTAAGATAGGCTGGGCTAAGAGCTTTAGAGAGTTAGTAAGTCTTCTCTATACAGGCCAGGTTCCAACATGGGACGTCTCTAAAGTGAGAGAGGCTGGCGCAACGCTGAAGACCTTTGGAGGACGCGCTAGTGGGCCAGAGCCTTTGCTGGATCTGTTTAAGTTCACTGTAGAGCTGTTCAAAGGAGCACAAGGACGTAGGCTGTCCTCACTAGAATGTCACGATATGTGTTGTAAGATTGCACAGGTAGTAGTCGTTGGAGGTGTTAGACGCTCTGCACTAATTAGTCTGTCCAACTTAACAGACGATAGAATCCGTAGGGCTAAGCATGGGCAGTGGTGGTTGGACGAGCCTCAACGTGGGCTGTCGAACAACTCTGTCTGTTACACTGAGAAGCCAGACTTTCCAGCCTTTATGTCAGAATGGAGTAGCTTGTATGAGTCTAGAAGCGGAGAACGGGGAATCTTCTCACGACCAGCTAGTCAACGACAGGCTGCAAAGAACGGCAGACGAGACAGCGAACACGACTTCGGGACTAACCCTTGTAGCGAGATCATTCTTAGACCATATCAGTTCTGCAACCTTTCTGAAGTTGTTGTCAGACCAGAAGACACTTTTGAAACGCTTAAAGAGAAGGTCAGAATAGCCACCATACTAGGCACTCTGCAATCCACGCTAACAGACTTCAGATACCTGCGTAAGATATGGGAGAACAACACTAAGGAAGAATGTTTATTAGGCGTGAGCTTAACAGGCATCTTAGACAATGAGATGATGAGCGGGGCTGGTGACGACTTACCAGAAACTCTACAGGCTCTAAAGCAAGTCGCTATAGACACTAACAAGCTGTGGGCTAAGAAGCTCGGAGTGAATCAGTCTACAGCAATCACTTGCGTTAAACCTAGCGGCACAGTGTCTCAGTTGGTTGATAGTGCCTCTGGCATACATGGCAGGTTTGCTCCGTACTACATACGCAGAGTTAGAGCAGACTCCAGAGACCCTCTCTGTACCGTCTTAGAGGCCGCTGGGGTTCCTGTAGAAGTTGATGTAACCTCGCCCACCACTAAAGTGTTTAGCTTCCCTAAACAGGCTCCAGAAGGTTCTGTGATGGCGTCTGCTCAGACTGGCATGGATCAGCTAGAACTGTGGACAACTTACCAGGAGCACTGGTGTGAGCACAAGCCCTCTATAACTGTGTACTATAGGGACAATGAGTTTCTCAAGATTGGTGATTGGGTGTACAACAACTTCGATGACATCTCTGGAGTAAGCTTCTTGCCCTTCTCCGAGCACACATACGAACAAGCCCCTTACGAAGAGATTACGCAAGAGGCTTATGAGACTATGCTGGCTGAGTTTCCTACAGAGTTCAATTGGGACATTGTAGAAGGCTCAGACGTCACTGAAGGTGCTCAGACCCTCGCATGTGTTGGAACCTCTTGTGAATTTGTGTAGAACTATGGAGAATTGTTATGACAATTAATGACTGCTACGCAATAAGAACCATACATAAGATAGAGAAGCGAATAGGGAGACGAATACGCTATGAAGTACATAGAGGGGGAGTGTCTCTACCATACTACGAAGTTCAACTAGCTAAGAAGGTCACTAGGTTTCGCATGAGTGGATTGTTAGACTACGCTCACTTCACCGTCAAAGGCCTAGGAGAGGCTATGGTGAATGAAGAGGTAGGCCTCTATTACATGAAGATGTTAGAAGACGAGAGGTCTCCTGAGAATGTGTGGAAGGATAAAGAGAAAGAGACTAAGCTGAAGCAGGAGTATGCTACCTTAGCTGGCTTCCCCTCTCCGGAGGCTGCTATAGCTTACTACGCGCAAGAAGTCTATAGAGGAGAGCCTGAAGAGTGGGAAGACGAGGAAGAACACTTAGGTTGTTTCAGCTATCCTTGCTGCGACATCAATCCTTTAGGGTGTCATTACCAAACTGAAGACCCTGAGCCCTATGGATTCAGAGACTAAACATCTCTCCAGTCCTGAGCAGCTTGGACGTTAAAAGGCTCTACTTATTCCTCTCGTTGTAGGCTTCAGCACCACCACCAAACCAGTTGTATGCCATAGGGCCGATGACTGGTAAGCTTCCAGAGTTTGCTAGAAGCTCTAAGTCTTCTCCTTTAATAGCATTCATTCCAATGTCTATAGCGTCATCTATTAAGGGAGTTGCTGGGGTTACTAAGTTATAAGCAGCTCCTTTAATATCACCTCTAGCAAGATAACGCTCTGCAGTGTACTTGTTAGCGCCAAAGACGCCCAACAAAGCCCACATAGAATTCTCTGGTAAGTCTTCAGGCTTAACTTCACGACCTAGCATTACATCTTTAATGACTCCTGTACCTGTATTAGCTACCGTCATGTAACCTGCAAGGAGCCCTGCATTCTTGATAGCTGTCATCTTGTTGCCTGTTTTAAACTCTTGCACAATGTTACGACGAACAAGGTCATACTGCTTTAGTGTAAAACTCTTCAGCATATACAAGATACGCCAGTTAGGATTGTCTAGGTATGCTTGAGGAAGCTCGCTAAGAGAGATAGGCTGAACATCACTTAGTTCATGAAACGCCAAGAGCTTAACATTCTCAGACACTCTTCCTGCTTGTAAGTCAGCTACTAAGGAATCGAAGTCGTCTCCGTAAGCCCCTTTCCACTTCTTCGCTAGTTGTTCTTTGCCCTTCGCTGTTTTAGCGATTGCAAAGTTCTTACGTAAGGCAGCGTTGATAACAGTCTCTTTACCAAGCCTATCAACAGCTTTAAAGCCTGAAGTTTTCATCATCTTCTCAAGCAAGGCACTAGAGCGTGTAGCGTTAGCCATCTCAGCGCCTACGTTCTCAAGTCCGAGATCAATCATCTTCAAATACTTAGGGCCGAACATACTAGCTAAAGTGTTTCTAAAGCCATGAAGAGCCATAGAGTTTCCCAGATCAGAAAGCTGTGTAAGAGCAGAACGAGGGTTAGCAATAGTTCCTAAGTAGCCTAAGTTCTTTATAGCTTGAATGACACTACCTGGGGTTTGTTTCCCTCCTTTGAAGCGACTAGATATTAGACTACTAAGCTCTTCAACCTGTAAAGTCGTTAAGTTATTGTTTTCTATTGCCTCGGTAACAAAAGCACCAATAGAAGCGTCAACATCTACCTTACCCTCTTCGGTTGTCTTTAGCGCTCTGCCAAAGAACTCTCTAGTCTCCATGTCGTCCACAGCTCTGCGAACATAAAGCTGAATTGACTCTTCTGGTGTGTGATAGAACTGTAGTTGCTCAGGAGTAAGAGACTCTATAGATCGCTGCTTAGTAGCTCCTAATTTAGCTTCTGTTCTAGCGCCTGATCTAAGAAGTCTATCGGCTATGAGCGTCTTATCCTCCATAGACAAACTGCTAACAGGGACGCCTTGTTTCTCTGCAAGCTTATTCCAAGCTCGCGTTATAGCGTCCTGCTTCTCACGCCCCATACTGTTAAGAAGCCCTTCAAGGTTTTTAACAACGCGGGGAAAGTAGTTAGGGATCTTATCAAAGTTATAGAACTTCTGTAGCTCATCACCAGTCTGATCCAGCGCTTTCTGAGCTAGTTTGAATGCTTCTTCCATCTTAGGACTGTACTTCATTAACGCCCTAGCTGCAGAAAACTCGCCATTGAAAAGGTGTAGAGCTACTTTATCCTTTAACTGACTAGGTAGTTTACCCATCAAAGCAGAGAACTCCGCAACTTGGTGTAGGCTCTCTGATGTCTTAACGTGCGAGTTGAATTCAAACTTACGTAGCCTTCCGAAGATAGGCTCTGATATGTTCTTAATTCTTGTAGACAATATACCAAGAAACCTATCGAGGCCTTTGCTAAATAGTCGTGAGGTAGCTGAATCAGTCGTTATCATCTCATCTAAGACATCATCGGGAGTCTTCTTAGACAGCATAACATGTGGCTTTATTCCAGAGACCTCTATAGCTCTAAGTGCCGACGTCTCTGTAGTCCCTGTAGCGTCTCTAATAAACTTAGCTAGATCAGTGCCTTCTAGTCCTTCTCTTATTCCTTTCTGAGCAGCTTCTTCTATTTTACTGACTGTCTTGATAGCAGTGTTAGTGGCTACTTTATTACCTATAGCTTGTATGCCTGCAGGGAGGACAGCGCCCGCGACAGTAGATAATAATGTTTCTGCAGGGTCTATACGGCCTTCTTCAGCAAGTCCTTTAGAAGCTGTGTAGCTACCTCCGATAGTACCGCCTGTGAGTCCTGCTCTGAGGGCTGTGCCTCCAAAGGGAATAACAGTGGTAGGAGACAATAGAGCTTTACCAACTTCGCCAACGACAGCAGCACCGCCGCCTTCGTAGTTTAGACCGTACTCCTCCATCAGCTCTAATTCTCTACGCGCCAATAGAATCTCTCTACGCTGCTCAGGAGGAGCTGTCATGTACTGCTCTCCATAAGACTCAGTAGGGGACAGGTAGTCAAAGCCTTGAGACCAATCAAAGGTGATGCGTCCTAGAGGCACATGAGACTCTAACCACTCTCCAGCATATTGCTCAAAGCTGCCGCCTTTGTCGAAACCGAACTCTAAGTCGTTCAGGAAAGACCGCTGTTCAGTCCGTCTAACGAGCTTGTTGTCTTCTATTAAGTCACCCACAGTAGCACCAGCGTCTTGTAGACGAGGCGTGTTGGCTATGTCTTCTGCTGTTATTGTATAACGAGACTCTGGAGCCTCTGTAGGCGGCTCAGGATTATTAATTTCCTCAACAGTTCTAAGAGAACCATCAGTATTAAAGAGGTCATTAGACGACACAGGCTCTGGAGCTACGGGAGATGTCGATGTGCGACGTACTAGCTTGTTGTCTATAATGACATCACCAGGCTTAGCCCCTGCGTCTTGTAAGTTAGGGGCATTCTGTATATCAGCGAGACGTAAGAGGTATTCAGCCATTAATCAATCACAACATTAGTAAAATCAGGAGTCCCTGACGTCTCATCTTCGTCTGCATCCCCACCTGCTGCTGCTAACCTACGAGCTAGTAAGTCCCCAGCCTCTACTAAGGATACCTTATTGTCTTGGCTTATTGTCCACAGTTGCATAGCTAGAAGTGTGGTTTCCTCTTCCGTTGGCTTCTTATCTCCAAACCACCACCTCTCTTCGTTACCTACACCTGTGGCTGTAACGATGTCTTTCGCCACGCCTAGCTCAGACGAGGTAGGTTGTCTTACTCTTCCTGTCTCGTCTGCAGCAGCCAATCTATCGTTAGACTCCCTAGCTATAGGGGTGTAGGGTTCTCCTGCGGCAATTCCTGCGGCGAGATCTGCTTGTCCTAAGTTATTAAAGTAGTCTATCATCCTCAGCTGAAGCTCTGTAATCTCTCCCTCCTTCTGAGAAGTAGCATAAGCTGTCGCTTGTTGTAGCGTTACAGAGTCTGATATGCCTGCTAGATCTGGGTATTTGCCTGCTATGAAAGCTGAGAGAGCTTCTTTCTGTGTTTTAGCCTCTTCATCACGTTGCATCTGAGCAGCGGCTTGTCTAACTGCTGCAGCTCTTTGTCCTTCGCCTATAGAGTCTAACCGCTGTGCAAGAGCTACTAAGCCCTCTTTAGTCGTTGTATCCGCTCCCTGCATAGCGCTATTCAGCTTAGCCTCTACAGTTCTCGTGTCCTGCCCAGCAGCCTGCTGAACTCCTCTATTAGCCACTCCAGAGAGCGTCTGAGCTATGCCTTGTAAGCCTGTGGGCATTGTAGGTTGTACACGCTCTGCAGGGCTTACGTTTAATATGTCGAATAATCCAGCCATTGTTATAGTCCTAATAGGTCTAGTGTGCTATTTAAAAGAGAGTCTGAACGCCAGCCGGTAGGTTAGCGATCCCAGTTACCAAGCATAGCTGGGCCACCTGTATTTCCACTTCCTAGTCCTAGTAGGCTGCGGAGGTCTGCAGCTTGCTGTTGAAGAGAGGCTCCGCGAAGGGGTGGTCGCTGAGCCTCTCTAGCTCTAATTGCGTCAGCTTGCTGTTGTTCCTTCAACCCGCGTAGTGGTGGTCGCTGAGCCTCTCTAGCTCTAATTGCGTCTAATTCAGCCTGAGTCGCTGTTGGTTGTCTCGGGTCAAACACAGGCATATTATTCCCTACTCTGTCATTTTCAGCCTGGTAGTAGTCGCTAGAGCTAGAGCCTCCACTGTCACTTGGCAGTCCTGGAGTGAAACCACCACCGATAGTGCTCCCTGCTTGTCCAAGCAAAGCTGCTAAGGCGTCTTCTTCGTTCCCTAGTCCTAGGAGGTTAGCAAGACCGCTGCCAATTCCTCCAAAGATAGAAGAACTAGGGTCTTCATTAGTCTGGTTAGTTAGGCCGCTAAGCAGATTAGCTAAAATAGTTCCCTGTAGTTCTGTACCAAGCTGCTGAGACCCTATAAGACCTTCAGCACCTGATTGAGCCAACTGAGCCTGTGTAACTCCAGCTTGGTTCTGCAGATTTGAGCCAATGTTAGCTAGTTGTGTTCCAGCTCCTAGAGCCTGTAGAGCCTGCTGTTGAGGACTGTAAGCTGCGTTAAGGAAGTTTTGTCCTAGACCTACGTTTCCTGCTTGTAAGCCTTGAGTACCTTGAGCAAGCCCTAAGCCCTGCTGAGACAATCCACCAAGCTGAGTAAACAGTCTGTCTTGTTCTGACATTGCCTGCCCACGTGCTGAGAAGGCGTTAGCGCTTGCTTGTTCCTGTATAGCTTTCTCTAGGGCTAACTGCTCTGGAGTGCCGCCATAGGCTGATGTAGCTACGCCTGAGCGTCCTTGTGAGAAAAGCCTTTCCTCTAGAGCTAGTCGCTGACGTTCTTGCTCAGGAGCTACAATGCCCTGCATTTGATTAAAGATGTCTTGAGTAACTGCAGAGATGTCTGGATTAATCTGACTAGCTGCCCCACCAAAGAGGCTGTTAAGCATCTCTCTCTGCTGTGCTAAAGCTGGGTCTGATTGCTGCCCAGCTCCCAAGAACTGACCAGCTCCAAAGAGACTCTGATCCTGCAGTGCCTGCTCTTGAGGGCTAAGGTTAACCCCATATCCTCCACTAGAATCGGTAGCTATGTTGCTGCCTGCTCCAGTAGTGACAGTAAAAGGCTTAAACTCTAAATTGCCTCTAACGTCTTTTGAAATGTCTTGGAGCATTTGCTGTTGCTGTTGGCCTGATCGCTCAAGGTCTCCAGCTATAGAGCTTCCTAATCCTAGAGCAGCTCCTGAGCTTAAAGCTCCAGTGAATAAGTCTGAAAAATCAGCCATTTTAAATTAACCTTCCAATAGTAGATTGTATATTAAGTTCTTGTAAAGAAAACGCAGAACCTTCAATGTTGGCTTCAACGCCTACAGTGACTACAGCGCCTGAGCCGCCTGCATTAATTGCTCTTCTTGTTGTAACTACTCCAATAGAGTATTCAGAAACACCGTACTCTGCAACACCATATTCAGCTACAACGTCTGTAGACAGCACAAAGGGTCTAGTTAAATAATCTTCTTTATAGTCATACGACCATTTAATAGATCCTGTTACAGCGTTTCCTCCCATGATAGTGGCCTGTACTTTCTTAACAAACTTTAAATTAGCAGGCGCATCAAACGCTAGAGGATGACTAAAGTAACGGAGGAGATATAAAGCTCCTTCATCGTCATAACCATTATACTTAGCTACGCCATTCTCTACACCTAAGTAGAGCGTACCATCTTTAGCACGTAGAAAACTCTCTATTTCTGTCGTAGGCCACTTTGTCACTCTATAGCTTTGATTATCTAGTAAGCCTCTAACATCAAAGCAATACACTTGCTCAGTGTCAGAGAGAGTCAGTAAGTAGAAAGCATTCTCAGGACTGTAAACAGCTTTTATAGGGCTAGTCTGTATTGACATAGCTGTTATAAGGTCGTTACGGATATTCTTAGATACATCAGTCATAGGCAGGCTATTCTCTTGAATAGTTCTACCAAGACTTCGTAGTCCTCCTGCTGAGAGGAATAAGAGGTCTGGGCCAACAGCGTGTACAGAGTCTCTAGCTGAGCAGCCTACAGAGTCTGTAGTGTCAGATAGTACCATACTCGCGGGACTCCCTGCTCCGCTATACATTAATATAGACTCTTTACCAAACACTATAAGAAAGTTGTTGTGAGCCGCTATAGACACTATCTCATCATAGCCTTTAGGCCAATGGTTAGAGAGATCTATAGAGCCTGAAGAACCACCAGACCATGTTAAACCGTCTAATAAATCACTCCAGTATATCTTCTGCTTATCGCCTGCAATGTCTGCAACCCAGAGACGACCAAAAGCAGCTAAAACTTCATTGCCTTGCTTTACAGTTCCGGCGTAGCCAGAAACACCTGTCATAGCTTCAACGTCTCCTGAAGCTGTGCTGTACACTAGAGGCTCTTGACCAGCTTGGAAGAAATAGCACTTATTAGCTAAAGACACTATCTTCCAATTGTCTGCGTTAACTGTGTAACTACCAGGAGTCTCATCAGTAAGCGACGTAGTCCCACTGAATATCTTATTGTTTCCTGTAGAGAATACCGTAGTTGTTCCGTCGGTCTCTGTAAACTCAAACATGCTGATAATGCCAGCGCTAGAGCCTAGCGGAGTCGCTGAAGTAGTTACTATATCTATTCCCTTCCTAGCCCCTATGCGTCCGTAACGATCTATAACACAATGATCAGCTACGGAGGCCCACGAACTGTCTAGTCCTAAAGGGCTGTCCTGTGTATTCAGACCACTAAAGGCTGGAGCAGCTATCGTTATGTTCTGTAACTGACTAGCCATTAAACAGTCTTCCAGACAAACTCATCAACATACTTAGAAGCGTCTAAAGCAATAGCGTCAGCTAAATAAGTGTCTGCTAAGGCTAGAAGCTCCGCAGCGCTTGTACCGCCTTGTTCGCCTCTCTCACGCGCTGATAGTGCCAACGCCATGTAG